CTTTCAGTAGGTTTTTCTATAAATTTAATTTCTTTCTTTTCATTTATCTTGATTTGTCTTTTCACAGTCTTTTGAGCTTTTCTCATTTTTAACACTCCTTTCTGCTAGAAGAGCAGCCAAAGCTATTTTTAGTATATCCATAAAATCACATCCAACTTTCTAATTTATCAAATATCTTATTAAAATTTCTTTTTAGAAATCTAAAAGTATTTCTAATTTTTATTTTTATATATTTAAAGAATGTAACTTTTTCAAATCCTACTATTGAATTTGCTATAAATATTTCTTTATTTGTCATTTTTTCCACCTCTTTTTTTAGCTTTAGCTTTTACTTTTGTATTTAAACAAGAATTAATTATTTTAGGCAAAGTTATTAATACCATAAACTTCACCCCTTTTTTAAATCTTGTTTTATCTCCTTTTCTTTTGAATACGCAATTTCTGTTAAATACACCATATACATAATTTCTTTGTAAAGCTCCTTTACATAGCTTTACAAACTCTTTTTTTCTTCTAAGCTCTCTTAATTTCTTTTTCATCCTTAGCCTCCATTTTTATGTATTTTTGAATAACTTTAACAGCATCTATCAATGTAATATTATCTGGAAATGGTATTTTATACCAATATTTTTTTAATATTTTACAGTGCATTTTCTCTCCTTATAATCAACCATAATGGTTAATTTGCCCTTGGAAGCCTTTTAAAACTTCCACTCCTATAAAATCAAAACCATTTGTCTGTCATTCTTGACACCACAAATAACTTACTGTAAAATAAAACTGTCTGAGGGCTTTATCAACACGAGCAAGTCACTTGCAGTGTAAAATTGATAAAGCTTCTTTATTCTGCAAATTTTTTTAAAACTTCAATAAAAATTTCAATTCCTAACATAGCAACAGCAACATCATCTTCTATTAAAGATTTATTATTTCTTATAGTAGCTTCCGCTTTTTCAATCAAATTATCTTTATAATTCATATTTCCTCCACTAGTTGTTGTAATTTTTTTATATACTCTGTAAGTTCTTTTTTATATTCCAGTTTATCTTCATCTTTTAACTTCAATGATCTTTTCTTCATTTTTTCAATTTTATTAAAGTTAAAAAACTTTTGACCATCTGGAAGAAATTCCATTTTATTTTTTTCAATAGCAGGAAGTAATAGTTTTCTAATTTCTTTAACTTTGTAGATGTCATTTTCTAAAATTCCTAAAACTTCCTCATATTGAAGATCCTTATTTGTTAGAATTTTTATTGCTTGATCTGAATAAGAAAATATTTTATCTTTGTAATCTTGAAACTCTAAATATAAATTCCACCTTTTTAAGTAAACTGAAACAGAGTCTTTTGTTAGTCCCTTAGACTCATACCAAGCCATAAATGAATTGGTAGGTTTTAAAGTTTTTTCAATCAATGCTAGTGATGAACACATTTCAAATAAATTATTTTTCATTTTTTTATATGTATTCATAAATATTTTTTCTTGTTCAGATACAGTAGCAATTTCAACATCATTTAATTCGTAACTAGCGAAATCAAATTCTTTTATTTCTGATTTAGAAGATATAACTATATTAAAATCATTATCTAAATTTTTATTCATTGTCTATCTCCTTCCAGATATTTATAAAGATACCTTTGATATAATCTAATTTTTTAGCTTTGCTTTCCCATAGCAATGTTTCTTTATCAATTAATTTAGAAATAAGGCTAATTTGTGGGATAGGAAAACTTAAATGGATTCCTTGTACTCCTAATTTTTTATTCAAAAAATCATAATATTCTTTTTCAAGTTTTGTCCTTCCAGTTCTATTTGGAACAACAGCCTTAACTTTGTTTAAATCAACTTTTTTCAACATGCTCAATACTGAATGTGTTGTAATGCTATCAAGAAAAGTTGGAATAACTATATGGTCAGATATTTCAATAAATAAATTATCTAACCCCATTACTGGTGAACCATCAATAACAATATAATCATACTCATCTTTTAAAAGTTTTATAGCTTTTTTAAAAGCCTCATCAAAAGAATTTTTTATCTTATATCCTTGCAGATGCAAGAAGAAAAGATTTTCTCTTAATTTTTTAATTTTATAGCTTTTACCTTCAATGAAATCTTCAAGTCCAAATTTGCTTGTATCATCAACTTTAATACCTGCAAATTTTAAAATGTCATTTTGGGAATCGCTGGTAAGAATCAATGTCTTTTTATTTTTTATTAATGCTTTGTGTGCTGCTAATTGTAGAGTTATATAAGTTTTTCCAACTCCACCTTTATTATTTTTAACTAAAATAACTCCCATAAAATCCTCCTATTTTTTTATTTTTTTTCTAGCTTATTTTTAAAATAAGTTTTAGAATTTTTTAAATTCACAAATGTGTATCCAGATTCTTTAAGAGTTCTTAAAGATTTACTAAGTCCTCTTTTTTTGTTACATAAGTGCCAAGCTCCAAATTTTTTTATAACAATTCCTGATAAAACTTCATCATCTTTAGTTGCAAGAATAAAGTCTTGCCTATAAATCATTGAAGTTCCAGCAGTATATCCAGTTGCTTCAAGCCATTCAACCTCTTTAAAACTAAATTCCTTTTTTTGCTGATTTGAAATAGCTGTTATTTTTTTATTTCTGTAATCAATGAAGCCAACACTATATGTTTTTTTGTCTGTGTAGCTATAAATTTTCCCTCTTAGCATTATTGCTCCTTTCAGTTATAAAATTCAGGTTCTTTCAGAGTTTTATTTGTTCCAGCTTTTATTAAATAGAGATGACATAACAATCTGCCATACTTGGAACAATATTTATATTTTTCAAAGTCAAGTTTTTCTTCATCAGAAAGTATTTCATTGACTTCTTCAAATTTTTTTTGAACTTCACACCACTTTGCAAATGGCATATTTATTTTGGTTATTGACATAAACCACCTCTCTAAATTAAGCCTTTTTCTTTAAGTTCTTCATAGATAAATGAACTAATTAGTCTATAATACATAGTTTCACTTTTCGTTTTTAATTCAGAAAAATGTTTAATATTATGTTTTTTAAGAATTTCCGTTTCAATTTCTTCTTGTTTCTCTAAGGGAATTTTAAAGAAAATACTAAGAATATTATCATTTTTCTCACTCTCCTTTCGCTCTTCTTCTTTAACTTTTTGATGCTCAACCTCTTTCTTTTCAAGTTCTTGGGTATTTACTTCACAAGTTCCTTTGAAAAGATGAGCGGAGAAAACAGCTGCTACACTTTTAACATCAGATTTATTTTTTAAAATATCCAGTTGCTCCTGGAATGTATTTAAAACAAAATCTAGTGAGTTATTTTTTAATAGCTCTAAAACTTTAACTTCATGTTTCTTAGAAAAATTAATTCCATTTTCTTTGAACCATTGTTTTATTTTTTTTAAATCATCATTCTTCTCATCTCTCTTTATATTTTTTATATTATTTAAAATATTATGATCATGATTATATGATTCTATCTCTATGTCTTTCTCTATCTCTTGTCGGACAATGTCCTCTTTGTTTAAGACAATGTCCTTTTCATTTTGGACATTGTCCTCATTATGTCCTTTATTTGTCTTAGAAGTTTCTAATAATAGATTTTTTTCTTTTACTTCTAATGATTTTCTATAATTCCTTTTTTTAGTTGCCCATTCACTTTCAGATCCAGTCATACTTTCAACAGCAATCATATACAATGCACCATCATCAAGTTTTTCCATTAATCCTAATTTTATAAAAATATCAATGGCAACTCTTACAGTATCAACTGCAACCCCAGTAATGTTTGCTAACATATCAGGAGTATATGGAATAATATCCTTAAAGATTAGTCTTCCATCAGTTTTTAATGATTTACAAAGTAATTTTAGGTAAAAGTTTGAATAGACAACACCATTAGGCATTGATTCAATTATTTTTATTTCATCTGACTCAAAGAAATCTTCTTGTAATTTAAGCCAGTAATATCTTTTTGCCATAAAAAGCTCCTTAATTTACTTTTAATTTTTCAAGTTTTTCAATAATTTCATCTAATTTTTTTCTAGCTTCATTTTCTGATGAACTACCAAAATAAATATCTTTAAAAAAATCTGCACCTAGTCCTTGTTTCCAACCTTTGTTATGTATACTTACTTCAAAAATTTCACAATGTCCTGAAAAACGAATAAACACTGTATTCTTTTCTTTGCTATTAACTTCAAGTCCTAATTCCATTATTTTTAATATTTTTTCTCTAATTTTTTTATTTAACATTATGAACCTCCTAGTCTTTTAAGATATCTTTCAAAGTGTGAATTTCAACTCTTTTAGTGCTGATATATTTCCATAATTCTTCATCATCAATACCATTATCAAGTTTTGTTTGATATTCTTTTAGAGCTTCTTTTCTTAGTTTATCTAATGCTGCAATTCTAGATTCTACATATTCTTTACTTTTCATTATTACTCCTTATTTTGCCATTCCTTTATATAGTTTTTCCAATGAAGCAATGGCTTCATCTACTTTTGAATGTTCTGATTTTTCAATGATATTTTTAATTTTGCTATACCAATTTTTAGCCTTCTCTTTATTGCTATAGTGACTAAAATCTACTCCTAGAAAATCAAGTTGAGGTTTTCCTCCTAGCTCAACTAAGAAAAATATGTATTTAGAAGTTTCATCTTTGAAATATAAATTATTTTCCATTTTCAACCCCCATTTCTTTCTTAATTTCATTAATAAATCTAGCATCAATATTCAATGCACAAGGTTCAATGTTAAAATTTTCTGGGAACTCTGAATAATTTAATTCAATTTCATTTTTAGCAGCTTGCAAAGTTGTGAAAGCTGAAAGAATTATTTTATCTTCATTTGTGATAATATAGATTGTTCTAATCATTTTTATCACCAGCAATCTTACAAGCATATCCCATTTTTTGTAGCTCTTCCTTGATTTCTAAAAGTTTCACATCTCCAAATCTTTCAATTAAGTCATTCAATTCTTTTAAATTCATAAATTTTTCCTCCTCTTTGAGAGAAAAAAACTTGTAAAATATAAGAAAATATGTTATAATTAGGCATAAGTTAAATAGATGTTTGTAGAAGTTATTTACTTTTCCATTCACTATTCAATTAAAAGGGTTTCTTGGCGGGTGCCCTTTTTTCTTTTGCTCTTATTCATCTTGCATTACTTTTCCAGCTATCATTCCCAATTCAAAGTATTCATCTTTTATATTTTCAATTACTATAAAAAATAATTTTTGAAGTTCTTCAAATTCATCATCAGTTAATTTATCTTCCAGGTAGCTGATTTTTTTTATAGTATTTTCAATATTAGTGTTAGAATTTGTATTTATATAGCCTTTTTCCTTTAATGCTTCAATAAATTTAACTATTTTCTTATTCTCCGTATTTTTTCTCCTCCTAAAATAATTTTTAAAAATTTTATAACTTATTATAAAATGTAAATAATTAATTATAATTTGTTTATTACATCTTATAGCATTGTTATAACATATTATAAAACACATTGTCAAGAACTTTTTGCAAATTATAATATGCAAAAAATAATTTTAATAATTTTATTTATATGCTATACTAAGCATAGCAACAATAAAATTTTATATAAGTAAGGAGGAATATAATATGCTAAAATCTAATTTGGGTCATACTATGCTTGACAACAAAATAAAAAGTGTTGCTGAACTTTCAAGAAAAGTTGATATTAGTAGAGAAACCCTAAGAAAAATTTATAATGGACAACGACTAGAAACAGTTAGCTTTGAAATCGTTGTAAAATTATGTGATTTCTTCAAGTGTCAAATCAAAGATATAATTGAATATATTCCAGATGAAACCCAAGAATAGTTTAATCTTTCAGTAGTACAGTCCATAAGTTGTCAAGAACTTTGGGGAAAGTTGCTTATGAACCATACTACTTAAAGATTAATTATTTTTTATTTGAGGGGGTAAAAAAGTTATGTATCCAGATAAAGAAGAAAAAATTTTTATATTAAAATCTGCAATTTGTAAAAAAGGTCATTTACAAGAATCTATACTAAAATTAAATGAAAAATGTTTAAATAAATTTTGTCAAGACTGTGGTTCTGAAATAATTGATGCCTGTCCTAATTGCAATTCAATAATTCAAGGAGGCATTTTAAAAGTAAAAAAAGAAATAGATCTATATAATACAGATTTTTTTAATCAAAGATATTATGAAAAAGAGTATAGGATTCCTACTAGTTACATTCCAAAATACTGTCATAATTGTGGGAAACCATATCCTTGGACAGAAGAATTTTTAAATATATATAAAGAAACACTTTCATTAGCATTAGAAAATGAAGCAGAACTTCAAAATAAAATCTATAATGCAACAGAAGAATTAGTAAAAAATAATTTTGATTTAAAATCACCTGTGGCAAACTTTTTTAAATTATTATTAAATAAAGCTGGTGATTTAGCAAAAGATGTGGTAGTTGATACACTATCCTCTGTTGCAAGTGAACAATTTCTTCAATTTTTAGCAAAATAATATTAATAATACAAAAGTATTTAAAGAAAGTATTTATTATAAGAATTTCATTATTCTTTTTTTAGTTTTAAAATTTATTTTCTCTCTTCACTTTCTCACCTCACTTTTTTAATTTCTCAATAGTACAGTCCACAGATATAAAAAATTGAGGGGAGTAGAGAAAAATCTATGAACTATACAATTCAAAAATTAATTATTCATTTTTAAGGGGGAATTTTTATGAAAAAACTTATACTAACTTTTTTTCTGCTTTTAACTGTAATTTCTTTTGCTGAAATTGTGTATATTACACCAACTGGAAAAAAGTACCATGCTACTAAAACTTGTAAAGGTTTAGTAAGAGCAAAGAAGATTATTCCAATTGAAAGGAAAGAAGCAGAAGCCAAAGGTTATAAACCTTGCAAACATTCCTATGGAGGATAACCTTATGTCAAAGGCTCGTAAAATATACGAGCCATATTTTTTTATTTTTTTTCTTTACCATAGAGAAAACCAATTTCCAGAAATTCATTTTTTGAATTTTCAACTGCCTCATTAAAAAGAGTTTCCAATATCTGTTTTTCTTCAATAGAAATTTTTAGACTATCTACAAATTTTTTAAATTTTTCATCAATTTTCCCTACTTTTGATTTAAATAGTCCTTTTGTTTCCAGCTCTTCCAAAAAATTAATAAGATTAATATCCATAGTGTTTCCTCCCTTTTAAATAAAATAAATATAGTTAGTAATTTTAATTAATTTTATTAATTTTTTATAAATTTTTAAAATAAATAAACTAAAATATTAAAACTTATAAACTATTTACTTAATACTATAATACAAAATTAAAAGTTGTCAAGTATTTTTTTTAGTGCTATACTAAGTTATTAAAATTAAGTTATTAGTTAATTATTTTATCTAACTAAAAGAAAGGAGTTAGGATGAGAACAACTAGTGAAATTTTAAAAGAATTCAGAAAAAGCAGAGAAATGACTGCTGCAATGATGGCTGAAAAATTAGGGATATCTGCTGTAACTATGTCTGCTATAGATGTTGGTAGAAAAAAGCTCTCTGAACAAATGCTTGAAAAACTTGAAACTATGTTACCTAAAGATGACTTTATAGATTTATTGAAATCCGAAAGAGAAATGAACCTACCTTCTTTTTTACAAAAAAAATTTGAAAAATATAATATTCAGTCAGAATCAATAACAGATATTACAAACATTTCAGAAGTATCAGAAGAGGGGAAAAAGAAAATCTATGATTTTATAGAGCTTGTAAAAACTGCTGAAAGGGCAAGAAATAATAGAGAAACTGTTAATATTACCAATTTAACTTCTGAAAATAAAGAAAAAGCAAGGGAGTATATAGAATTGTTAGAAATTAAACAAGAACAAAAATAAATTTTTTAGGAGGGTGTTTTATATGAAAAAGTTTTTAAAGTTTGTTTTAATTGGAATGTCTGTATTATTTTTAGTTAGTTGTGGAAAGCCAGATTCACAGAAAGCATTTGAAAGTAGCTTTAAACTGCTAGCATCAGAGTTAGAGAAACAAGTCCCTAATGATGATCCAGTAACTAAGTCTTTTGCAAAGGCAATAAAAAAAGCAACATATAAAGTTAATAAAGTTACTGAAAATGGTGATACCGCTGACATTGATGTAACTATTAAAGGTATTAATATTCCAGGATATATGGGAGAATTAATGAGTTCAGTTATGCCTTTGGCTATGTCAGGTGCTCCAGAGTCTGCACTAGATGCAGCAGCAACTAAGTTTTTTGATGACTTATTTAAAAGGTCAGATTTATCTTATGTTGAAAAAAATTTAATCGTTAAAATGCAAAAAGAAGATGGAGAATGGAAAATAGTAAATTTTTCAGAAGTACTTGGAGCAGCTCTTGGTGGATTAGATAAATTATTTGAAGATGAAGAAGCTGAAAATAATTCTAATTAATTTTTAAAATGTTTATACTTATATAAAATAGGACTTTTAAAAGAGGTCCTATTTTTTATTAAAAAAAATTTTCTTGACTTTTATAAAAAATGAGTTATTATTATAAATAAATTAGTTTAATAAATTTAAGTTATAAGTTTAAATTTGAAAAGGAGTTTTTTATGAATGTTTATGAGCCATATAGATATTACATAAAAATAAGAGATGGAACTATAATTATAGAAGGAAAAGAATGTCCTAATATCATTGAAAAACACTGTTTTTATGATAAAAATACTTTTAAAAAAAGTTTCAAAGAACTTTCTGAAAAATATAAAGAAAATCAAATAACGACATACCAGAATCTCAGAAGTAGGTGGTATGAATGTCCAAAACCAAAAGTATAAATAATAAAGAAATTGGGCGTAGTTTTTGCAGCTGTGGAAATTATTTATATTCAGACACTGAAAAAAGAATAAAAGTTGCTAGTAGAAACCAAGTTACTTATTATTTTGAAGAAAAGTGTTTAGAAATAAATTGTTCACATTGTAATAAAATTACAAAAGTGAAGTTATAGAATGTATGGACTAGATAGAGCTGGCATTTATACTGAAGTAGAAACAGAAATTCTATATGTCAAAGAAAGACTTGAAAAATTATTTCCAAACTCATATTCAGAAAGCCTTTCAAAAGAAACAACTAATTATGAAATTAATAAGAAAAATATAAATAAGATTAAGTTAGAGAAAAAACATTTTAGTACACTTATTAGGATTGACTTCTCATATCCACGATTTTTTGAAGAGAATAATATTGTACCTCTAACAGATGAATTAAAAAAAATAATAGTAGAAGAAAATTTAACACATTTAATTAATCAAATAATTGATTACAAAATAAGTTCTGATGATTTATACTATGATTTCTTGGAATTTACTATTCAAGAAAATGTAAAAAATTTTTATAAATACCATAATATAATTGCAATGTTTTATAAAGGACTTACTAGAAAATATAAAGATTTAGATAAAGTCCAATATTACAATTTTTCAAAATCTGATAACCAGTTTTATACAACTGGATTTATCTTTCAACCTTTTCAAGGCTGGAAGATACGCCTATATAGTAAAGGACATGAGAATAATAAAAATAATTTACAAAAAGTAAAAGGTGCTATTTTAAGATTAGAGCATAGATTAACTAAAAAAATTATTATAAAAAATTTCAACACGAATAAGATTAAAAATATTACAATACAGTCTATTGCAAACTGTATTAATAAAAATATCTCAAAAAATTTAGCTGATATTTTAATAGCTGAAATAAATTTATCTAAAGAAATTCTTGAAAAAAAATTTAAAGGATTTAGATGTAATGAACTAAATTCATTAGTTAGGGATAATCTTGAATGGATTTTAGATGAAAAAATAATTGATGATATTATCACCAACTTGACAACGAGGTCATATTCTCGTGTCAAAGTTTATAGACAAAAAGTAAGAGAAATCTTACTCGCTTCACAATCTCAAGCCTCTCCAAAGAGAGATTTTTTTGGTAACATTGAAAGACTTGAGATCTTCTTCAACAATCTAATTCTTGCAAATATCAAAGTTAAATGTAACACGAAAAAACATTTAACATTTCTTTGTCAAAAATGGACTGAAAAAACAAGCCATTTTTAACACTCAAAAAATAATTTTCCTTTTAAAATCAATAATTTTTTAAAGATATGTATTTACTCTATAACAATAGATAGCATCCCAATCCTGAAACTGAAAAGTAAATTTATATATTTTTTTATGCAATAAGAAAAAACAAATTGAAACCAGGAGAAAAGCTATGAATGAAATAATAGAATTAAATCTACTTAAAGAAGTAGCCAATAATCCAAGAATTATTACTACTGAACAAGTAGAAATATATAAAAATATTCTTCAAAGATTTGGAAACATTATTCCAGTTATTATTGATGAAAATAACTATGTTGTAAGTGATTATGCAAAGGTAAAAGCTGCAATAGAACTAGGAATGAAAGAAATTAACTGTGTTAGAATTAATAATCTTTCAGAAGATGAAGTTCAAACAATAAGAATAGCTGAAATAAGAGCAGTAGAACTTGGTAAATGGGATTATCAAAAACTATTTGATGAACTTTCAAAAATAGGAGAAGATTTTAAATTAACAGGTTTTGATTTAGATGAAATATTGGAGCAATTACCAGCAGAAGCACTTGATATTAATGGAATTGATGAAATAGATGTTCCTGAACTTCAAGAAGAAGCATTTACAAAACAACAGGATATTTGGTTACTTGGAAATCATCGTTTAATGTGTGGAGATTCTACCAAATTAGAAGATGTTAAAAAATTAGTAAACAATGAAGTTATTGATTTATTAGTAACAGACCCACCATACAATGTTGATTATCAAGCAGCAAATGGACAAAAAATAAAAAATGACAATATGAATAGTGAGAATTTTTATAGATTTTTACTAGCTTTTTATAAAAATGCTTATGAAGTGATGAGGGCAGGAGCAGGATTTTATATATTTCATGCTGATTCTGAAACAAGGGCATTTCGTGGAGCATTAACAGAAGCAGGATTTAAAATTTCTCAATGTCTAATTTGGGTTAAAAATCAGTTTATCCTTTCTAGACAAGATTACAATTGGAAGCACGAACCTTGCTTATATGGTTGGAAAGAGGGGGTAAAACACTTTTTTATAAGAAATTTTACTCAGGATACAATTCAAGAGATTTACTCAAAAACTGAAAGTATGTCAAAGAAAGAATTACAGGAAACTTTAAAAAATATTTTGGAAGAGTATACAACAATTATCAGAGAAAATAAGCCATTGAGAAATGATATTCATCCAACAATGAAACCAATCAGGCTTATATCAAAATTGATACACAATTCAAGTAAAGAAAATTGGAATGTTTTAGATTTGTTTGGCGGCTCTGGAAGTACTTTAATAGCTGCTGAACAACTAAAAAGAAAAGCATTTTTAATGGAATTTGATGAAAAGTATGCTGATGTAATTGTTAAGAGATATGCTGAAATGGCTAAAGAAGATATAAAACTTTTAAGAAATGGAAAAACTTACAACTGGAATGAAGTTAAAAGTGAACTCTATGCTGGTGATGTAACATGAAAAAAGAAACATTTTCAAATGAACAACTAACGGTAATGGAGATTTATATTGAACTTGAATTAACTAAGTTTAGTAGCAAAAAGAAAGATTTATATTCTGAAATCCAAAAAAGAACTAAATACAATCTAAATACAATTACAAGTTGGATTAGAAGATACTTAGAAAAATATAAGAAAATTAGAGAAGAACTTCAAGAAGAAAAAAATGCAAGGATATGCAACTTTGAGGGGTTGACAGAAAAGCAATCAAAATACATTATGTTTAGAATGTGTGGATTTGGGAAAAAAGAAGCAAAAACAAAAGCAGGATATAGTGAAAAGACAAAAGTTGCTAATATTGAAAAAAATCCAAAAGTTGCTAACAAATTAATAGAATTAAGAGAAGATTTATTCAGTGATGTAAGATACGGAGTAATGGCTAATCTTAATGCTTTAGCAACAATTAGAGAAAGAGGAATTAATGGAATTGATGTTGTAGAGTACACAGATGCCTCAACACCTGATGGACACGAGATAACTAAGACTGTTACTAAGCAGTATCAGTATGTAGCAGCAGTAGCTGCAGCTAAGACTATCAATGACATACTTGGCTATAAGGTCAGTGATGAGTTGAAGATAGAGGAAGCAAAGAAAAAAGAAAAAGAAGGTCAGCTTGTTCTTATCGAATAAGGTACTGTTAGAGAAAAACTTAGTTAGAGGGTCCAAGAGGCTCGAACTCTGTCAAATTTTGAAAAATTTTCAATCTTGCCAAAAATATTTTGACATACGTGAAAGGAGAAAAAAATGCAGGAGATATTAGCAACTGAAAATAGATTGGCTAAAATCTTTCAATTTTCAGAAAGAAAAGTTAGAGAGTATTTTAAAGCTGCAAGAGTATCACCTGGAAAATATAATTTTATCCAAGCAGTTGAAATATTTGTTGAGAAAAATTCTGGAAAAGATGAAGCAGTTGAATTAAAAAGAGCAGAAAAAGATTTAAAGGAATTTAAGTTAAAAATTTTAAAAAAAGAGTATCACTCTGAAAAAGATGTAGTAAGAATTGTGTCTGATATGAATTATAGGATTAAATCTAAACTGATAACAATTCCTAAAAAAGTAAGTATTTTAATTTTAAATAAAAGCAATCAACTAGAAATTGAAAAAATTTTGAAAGATGAAATAAATAATGCTTTGGAAGAATTAACTGAATATAGTTATCAAGAAGAGATAGGAGAAGTAGATGGTTAGTTCTCACACTAAAAAGTTAATAGAAAATATTGTAAAAGAGGTCCTAGCACCAGCAGAAGATTTAACAGTTGCTGAATGGGCTGATAAATATAGAATTTTATCAAGAGAAAGTGCAGCAGAAGCTGGGAAATGGGATACAAATAGAACTCCATATATGAAAGAAATTTTGATGTGTATTACTGACATAGAAACAAAAAAAATAACTATGATGTGTTCTGCACAAATAGGAAAAACAGAAATGTTGCTTAATGTATTAGGAAGATATATGCATCTTGATCCTTGTCCTATACTGTTTGTTCAACCAACAGTAGATGATGCTAAATCATTTTCTAAAGAAAGAGTTGAACCTATGATTAGAGATACTACAATCTTAAAAAAATTAATAAGTAAAACTAATAGAAGAGAAGAAGGTACTGTTCAGGAAAAAATGTTTCCAGGTGGTTATGTAAGATTTGTTGGAGCTAATTCACCATCAGGATTAGCAAGTAGACCAATACGAATAACTTTACTTGATGAAATAGACAGATTTCCACTTTCAGCAAGAAAAGAAGGAGATCCTGTAAAACTTGCAGAACGGAGAACAAATAACTTTTATGACAGTAAAAATATAAGAGTATCCACTCCAACAGATGATGCAACTTCTAAAATTCAATTATTATATTTAGCAAGTTCACAAGAAGAATGGTGTTTACCTTGTCCATTTTGTGGAGAATATCAACCATTAGATTTTGAACAAATGAAATATTTGGATTTGGAAGAGCCTGAACTTGAATGTAAATTCTGTGGACATAGCTCACAAGAAAAAGAATGGAAAAGTAAAAGACAACTTAATGGAAAATGGATAGCAAAATTTCCAGTTGAAAAAGAACATAGAGGATTTCATTTAAATGCTCTAGCTTCTCCTTGGGTAACTTGGAAAGAAATTGTAAAAGAATTTCTTGAAGTAAAAGATGATGATTTTCAGTATAGAACCTTTATGAATACTGTACTTGGAAAAACATTTTCAGTCAATTTGGAAGCTGCAATGGATTATGAAGCTATCTATGAAACAAGAGAAGATTATGGAGCTGAACTACATGATGATGTGATTATATTGACAGCAGGTGTTGATGTTCAAGATAACAGACTTGAAGTTGAGGTTGTTGGTTGGGGTTATGAATATGAAAGTTATGGAATAATGTACAGAGATTTTCCAGGAGATCCTGGTAAAGAAGAAGTATGGCAACAATTAGATACATTTTTAAAAAAGAAATTTTATTTTAAAAATAAGAAATATCTAATGATTGCTGCAACTCTTATA